GACCTCTCGCATATCCTCTCCAGACAGCAATGTCGGTAAGGGCACCCATGAGGAGGAGGAGTCCTCCTTATGGTATTGCGTCACTAGCTAATGAGGGTGAAGCCCTCCAAGGTGGGAGACTATGAGCTCCGGTCCACTGGGCCCACCTTGACCTCCATGACCGGTGCTAATCTATTTCCATTATGAAAATATTTCACACGGCCAAAAGGCAAGTTAGCACTAAGCGGTGGCTTCGGCTCGTTGAGCTGAATGCTTACTGTTTAGTGCCAGTGTGGGCCACGGGTCTGAAAGATCAGTGGAAAGTTTGTTTCCAACCCTTGGTACAACGAATCAAGTCTCTCTGGAAGAATTCCGGCCGGGTTTTCCTGGTCGGTTACCTTAAAGAGGCGACGAGAATAGTTGTATTGTGGGTAGCGGGATTGCCCTATACCGTTCAACCGAACGGTGTTAGAGTAGCCCGCTCTCGCTCTGGACTGCCCCTTATCCTACCGGCCCGCCTCCGTTCTCTCATTTCGTCGAGTCGACGACTTGGGAGCGCAAAGGGTTGGGTTGCATTGCGTGTAGCGCTAACCATTCTCTCTGTTTACAGAGTGATTGGCTGTCCCCCTATCCTGAAAATCGAGACTATTACGTCTCCTTTCGAGGGAAAGGAACAAACACTTCCCGATTGGGAGGTGCGCCAGTCAGTTCTCCGTTTAGGCGTTACATTAAAAGGTCTAAGATCCGCATCCCCGGACCTCTTCTCAGAGGCCGCGGGACCTAATTACCCTCGTGCGACGTGGTCAAGTGGTCTCGACGCGCTAGCCTTCTGGTGTGCACCATTGCAATGGTGGCACCTGTCGGTAATAGCGATCCGATCCCGTTCTTGGCTCGTCTACACTTGGTTGTTAGTTGTAATGTTTCTCTCAGCACCTGTGATACCGCTGCTGGTGACCCTAGGTTGCATGCCTTTCAAACTTGGTCGGTTGACGAAGTTGTATGAGGCCGCTGGAAAGGTCAGAGTAGTAGCAATCACTGATTGGTGGACTCAAGCAATGCTTAAGCCACTGCACAGTAAAATCTTTGACAACTTAAAATCGTTAAGGATGGATGCTACCTTTGATCAGACTGGAGGCCTTAAACGCCTTCTCGAAATCTGCCGGGGGAGATCCATGTATTCCTTTGATCTTTCAGCTGCTACAGATCGATTGCCGGTGCTCCTTCAGGAACAAATCCTTTCAACCCTAGGGTTGTCATGGGCAGCTTCCTGGCGATCTCTCCTAACAGGGAGACCGTGGTATCTAGGGCGAAAACCAATTATGTATGCCGTAGGGCAACCTATGGGCGCATACTCTTCTTGGGCTATGCTTGCGCTAACACACCATGTGATAGTGCAGGTAGCAGCCTCGCGTGTTGGATGGAGCGTAGTCTTCCCATACTACTGCGTATTAGGCGACGACATTGTCATCGCCGATACTGCTGTAGCGGAGGCCTACCGAAGTCTAATGACGGCTCTGGGTGTCCCTATCAACATGAGTAAATCACTCGTGTCTGAGAAAGGCTGCTTAGAGTTCGCGAAACGGTGGGTCCACCCTCATTGGGGAGAATTCTCCCCAATCGGGCCCGGACTTATCTTAGTAGTGATAAGAAACTTGCGTTTCATACCTCTATTGGTCAACGAACTAGTTGCTAAGAGCTTTGGCTTTCTTCCGATGCAAATGAAGGATGTCATTTCCCTGCTGGGCCTACTTCGACGAAAGGTCAAAGTAGACCCTCAGGTTGTGACTTTACTAGCAATGGGACCCTCAGGAGGGCTCTGGGGTAGCGGCCAGTTAGCGGATCACTCCGCAGCCTGGATCGCTGCCTACCACAGAAGCATTGCTCCTGACTTGCTTAATCTATATGTATTTCACGCAATTTGCGCGTATACTATAGTGCAAGCCCGCCAAGCTGTAGATACAGTCTCGACGGCGTTACGGAATTTGAAGGCCAATTGGCTTTCATATCCCGTATTCGGGTGTTCGCTAGTAATGGCGATCCTGTCGGCGCCATTGATGTTAGTCTCACCGGGGCTTTGGGTTCCGCTTCG